TTATGCATCTTCTGCCGCCACGTTGCCGCCATTAAATGCCGCCAGCGGGTTGAGCGTCACCGCCTCTTCGAGGTGATCGGGAGCGAAGTGGGCATAACGCATGGTTTCACGAATATTGGCATGACCAAGGATGCGTTGCAGCACAAGGATATTGCCGCCATTCATCATAAAGTGCGAGGCGAAGGTGTGGCGCAGAACGTGGGTTTTCTGCCCCTCGGCAAGGGCCAGAGAGGTAGTGGCCAGCATACGGGTGAAGTCGGCATAACAGGGCTGAAACAGCGCTCCTTCAAGCGGCGCGAGCTCATCGAACAGCCACTGCGGGATCGGCACGGTGCGGTTCCTGCCGCCTTTGGTTTTAACAAAAGTAAGCTTATTGGGTACCAGCTGGGTACGGGTGAGGGATTCGGCTTCCCGCCAGCGCGCGCCGGTGGCGAGGCAAATTTTCACCACCCGCGTTAAATCGACATTGCCGAAACGGACACAGGCCGCCAGCAGTTCGGCGATCTGCGCCTGCGTCAACCAGCTCATCTCGCGCTCTTTTTCGCGAAACGGCCGCACGCTCTCCAGCGGATTAGGCAGCGACCACTCGCCCAGCCTGGTGAGTTCATTAAACACCGCGCTAAGGTAGTGCTGCTCGCGGTTGACGGTGATGGGCTTCACTTTCCACTTTGCCGGGTCCGGCGTATAGCCATTGTCGATCTCACCGCTCAGGCGCTTATCGCGGTAGTGGGCCCAGGCTTTCGCCGTCAGCTGCGCGGCGATGGGATCGCCCAGCCCGCGGCAGACAATCTCCAGCTTCGCCAGCCGCGATTTGCTTGCCGCCAGCGACTGACCGTGCAGCTTGTACCACAGCGCAATCAGCTCGCTTAAGCGGCGGCGGTCGGCCTTCTCGCCGAGCCAGGGTTTCTCCTCCGCTTCCCGCTTCGCCCAGGTTTCAAAGGCTTCCGCTTCGCCTTTGGTGGCGAATTGTTTGCGGATGCGCCGCCCGTCGCGCCCCTGCGGATAGACTTCGCAGAGCCACTTTCCGCTCTTCTGTTTGCTGACCGTCATTGCCGCTTACACATGCTTTTCCAGCGTGAAGAGCACCACGCCGAACGGTTCGATCTCCGCTACGCCGCACTCAAAATCGACCGCGTTATTGCTCAGGCGCACTTTGCCGCCGGGCAAACGTACGACATCAAAGACATCCAGCGCATCATCAATGCCAATCACCCAGCGCCCGTTGCCAATCTTCTGCGCGGCGGTATCCACCAGCCAGCCGGCATGCAGCCCGTCAATAAAACGCAGGCTATCGGTAGCTGCTGGTGCCAGCGAAGGATCTAATGTCCAGACGCCTGCCTCTTTCAGCTCGCCAGACTCATGGCGGAATTTTGGAATGGTAATAACAGTATCGTTCTGCGCAGCAGCCGGTGCGGGGTACATCTCACCCTGCCCGGTTGCCAGCCACTTCAGCGAGACGCCGGTATCCAGCGCGCAGGTGACGACCACATCACCGGGGAAGAAGTCGCGGCGCACCCAGGTGCTGATGGTGCCTGAAGAGATATCGAGCAAATCGCCGAGATCTTTTTGCATCTGGAAGCCATAGGCATCAAGGATACGTCGCAGCACCGGGCGTCCGCCCGCCGAGAGGATCTCCTCATACAATGCCTTGCCTTTTACCTGCGGCTTCTCGACCAGATTCGCATTTGCAAACTCACCGTTTACCAGCCAGTGCAGATCCGCGCCGGTATCGAGCGCGCATTTGACCACCGCTTTATAGGGCACGCTTTCCCGCTGGATCCAGCTGCTGATATTGTTCGCTGGCACATCCAGCGCCTCGGCAAGCGCTTTCTGACTGGATACGGAGTAGGACGCTGCAATGCGATCCACCACATCCTGAACACTCATCTTGTTTTCACTCATGGACACCAACATCGAAAAAGTGATTTACACAATCGCATTTGCGATTTATATTGCTGTTCATCGACCAAAATGCACAGCAGTGCACTACATTTCAAACAACAGGAGATAATGCGATATGTCAGATGCAAAATCAATGCCGTCGCATCCGTTATCCGGCTCTCAAATGCAATTCAGCACCTTTTCGCATGGACAGATGGATGAGCTGATGTCCGCCCTGCTACCGGCGCTGCAAACCCTGATCCGCTCAGCGATGTCCGATGCGATGACGGTGAAGGATTTCGCCGCAATGCGCGGCATCAGCGAGCGTCTGGTGTGGCAGTGGCTCGATGAGGGCGTGCTGCTTAAAGCCCCTACCCGCGAGCATACCGACGCCGGTAAACGCAGCCGCACGCTGATAAACGTCAAAGCCTGGCGCGATAAATTAACGCAGCAGGCGATCGACTGCCGCTACATCGATCGGCGCTCCGCCACCTCATTCGGTTAATTTTGCATTTGCGAGTTCACGCTCACGCAGGAGGATCTATGGCGATCACCTCACCTGCCGCCAGCGCACCGCTGAGTGCCGGCGAGCGGCTTACCGGGTTAAACCACATCAGCGAACTTCGCGGTCGCCACTGGGGCGACAGCTGGAGCGAGGTGGCGCGCTTTATCGACGATATGCGTGACAGACGCGATGAGCAGTATGAGGCAAATGCGCGGGCGCTGGCGGCGATCTTCTTTCTCGCCCGCGTCCCCACTGCCCGCCAGGCGCTCGACCCGCATCAACTTACCCTCGAGGAGAAGCGCGCGCTGATCGCCGCCATGAACCACTTTCGCGTCGTCGTCAGCCTGTTTCCGAAACGGCTAACCATGCCGCTTTAACCCCAACTTTCAACCCAGGACGTCAACCCGTCGGGCATCCCTTTGCCCAAAATCAGGAGAGTTACCATGAGAAAGACCGCGATTCACTCCCCCACCCGCAGCGGCGATGAAATCACGCTGCTGCTGGCTGAAGCCCGCAATAACGAACGCCTGCGCTGCGCCGGGGCCGTTTCTGCCCGCCTTGCTACGCTGGCGAGCTTTATTGCCTCCCAGCGCCTCGACTGGAGCGACGCCGCTGAGCTGTTGCGCCAGGAGGCGACCCATATTGATAACCAGGCGCTGGAGCTGCACTGATGGCCGATGAAATGGATGGCGTTCAACAACGCGAAATGGAGGAGCGCGAGCGGCATATCCTGCACGCCCGCCGCCGTTTACTCCTCCCTTCCCGCTTAACCTGCGAATGCTGCGACATGCCGATCCCCGAGGCGCGTCGTATGGCGCTGCCGGGCGTGACCTGCTGCGTCAGCTGCCAGCAGATCGCCGAACTGAAAGATAAGCACTTCAGGAGAGGATAAGTGGCTGTCAGCCTGGCCTACCCCTGGAACGCGCCGCGCAGCGCTATCGCCAGCCCCTATCTGACCCACGCCGAACAGCAGCGCCGCAATCAGCATATTGCGGCGCTGCTGCAGGCGCGTCACGCCCTGGCGCTGCAACCCGCCTGTGTGCGCCTCTCCATCAGCCGCACAGAGCAAGCGCTGGAAAAGGCACATGGCGCTGCGCGGGCGCACGCCTTTCTGCTGCGCTTCGCCAGGCAAACGCTGCCACGTCTGAAGGCAGTTAACGCCCGCTACCAGATCGATTGTTTGCAATCACGCGTCTCAAAAGCGGTATTGAATGGTCATTTCGATACGGCTTTCCAGCAGGCGCTGGCCGGCCGGCTGGTCGATCTGGTTCACCGCTATAACCAGTTAGCGGACTGCAACCGGGCCAGCGTCGATCGCCTGGCGGAAGATATCGCCCACTTTATCCGCGGCGAGCTGGCGGATATCGATGCCGATGAGCAGACTGAGCTGAAAACCCTGCACCGCTGGTATCACCACGCTGCGCTTATCGCCCTGCAATTTAACGTCACCCCGCCGCACTGGCAGCGCGTGACGCAACACCGCGTCTGCGCGGAAGATCTCGCCCCGGCGGTGATCCGTCTTTTCAGCGAGCAGTGGTGGCGCGGCCATCTTCGCCGCGCAGCGGCTCAGTGGCGCGAGCATCTGCACATCGCGCTGGGCGTGGTGAGCCGTAAAACGCAGCCCTACGCCAGCCGGGACTGCATCACCACCTGGCGCGAACAGAAGCGCCGCCACCGCGCGTTTCTCAAAAGCATGGAGCTGGAGGATGAAGAGGGAAACCGCATCAGCCTGATTGATAAGCATGACGGGTCAATAGCCAACCCGGCGATCCGCCGCTGCGAGCTGATGACGCGCATCCGCGGTTTCGAAACTATCTGTCAGTCCCTTGGCTACGTCGGTGAGTTTTACACGCTGACCGCCCCTGCCGCCTTTCACGCTACCTCTCATACCGGGCATCGCAATCTGAAATGGAACGGCGCCAGCCCGGCGCAAACCCAGGGTTACTTCACTCGTCTGTGGGCGCGCATTCGCGCCAGGCTGCACCGCGATGGCCTGCGCATTTTTGGTATTCGTGTGGCGGAGCCGCATCACGATGGCACCCCACACTGGCATCTGCTGCTGTTTATGCAGCCGCAGGACAGAGATACGGTGCGCGAGATCCTGCGTGATTTTGCCCACCAGCAAGATAGCGAGGAGTTGCGCAGCGACAAAGCGCGAAAAGCCCGCTTTCATGCTGAAGCGATCGATGCGCAAAAAGGGAGCGCGACGGGGTATGTGGCGAAGTATATCGCCAAGAATATCGACGGCTACGCGCTGGAGAATGAGACCGACCACGAAACGGACGCACCGCTGAAAGAGAGCGCCTGCGCGGTCTCCGCCTGGGCGGCGCGCTGGCATATCCGCCAGTTTCAGTTTGTCGGCGGCGCACCGGTCACCGTCTACCGGGAGTTACGCAAAATGGCCGACAGCGCCACGGCCAAAGGGCTGAGCGTTGAGTTCGCCGAAGTACATGATGCCGCCGATAACGGCGACTGGGCCGGTTATGTTAATGCTCAGGGCGGCCCGTTCGTGCGCCGTGACGATCTGCAGGTACGCACCCTTTATCAGGCAGAGGAGGAGTTTAACCAGTACGGCGAACCGACCGTTCGTATTCGCGGCGTGTATGACACGGTAATCGGCAGCGGTTCGCCGGTGCTGACGCGCCTGAAGAAGTGGACCATTGTGCCGAAGCGCGCGGCGGCGGTTTTTCAGGGCGCGGCTGCGCCCGCTTGGAGTTCTGTCAATAACTGTACGCCCTGCGAGCCAGGTAAACCGCTAACGAATTATGAACGGCGGCAACTTACCCGCCGGCTGCGGGAAGGGATCCTCAGTGAACGAAACGGGAGGTTAAAAACCGATCTCAACATCATTGAGAATAATGACTTTTTGGCAAGCGATAGATGGTCAGAATATTTGTCACTTCACAATACTGTTTTTTTATCAGCGACATAGTGATTAGACAAAATAATCTTCGCTTCCCATAAATATCCAGCCTATGATACTGTATAAACATACAGTAAGAGAATTCATGAGAGGAATTCATGGTCTTTGAACGACTAAATAAGACTCAGCACAAATGGGCATGCGTGCAATTCATTGCCGAGGTGTCGCTTATCGCCAACTGCAAGCCTTCCGACCTGAAGCTGGCCTTGAGCCTGATCGCGGACCTGGCAGAGAGCGAGAACACTACTCCCGATGATGAGGATATTTATTACAAAGCCGAATAGCCCGCCGACCGCCATTCCGGCCACTCTCTTTACCGTACTCTTACGCACCGGTTAGCCTTTCCCTCGCCCGGTGCGTCGCTTTTCCCCCCGTGGTTGTGCCAGCCACGCGCCAGCACCAGGCCATAGCCCTTAGCCTCTCTGTTGCGGAAACTTAACCATGGAAAAAACCTTCCGGATGGTAAGAGACGCAAAACGATGAATGCGATAACACAACAAGGCGACACCCTCGATCTGATCTGCCTGCGCTACTACGGGCGAACGGCGGGCGTCGTCGAACGCGTGCTGGCCGCCAATCCTGGTCTTGCCGAGCTGGGCGTCGTGCTCCCGCATGGCACCACCCTCACCCTGCCCGATGTCGCGGTGCAGACCATGCAGGAGACGGTAAATCTATGGGCGTAAGTATCGAGAGAATCAGCTCGTCGCTGGCCTACTGGATTAGCGTCGCCCTGACCTTTTTTGGCGCGATGACGCCGCAAGACTTTGCCGCTTACTTCGGCGCGCTCGGCGTCGCCATGACCGTCGGCGTGAACTGGTATTACCGCCGTAAAAGCTATCTGTTCCTCAAATCCTGTGCGGTGAGCCAGGAGGTGGTCAATGGGCTTACCCGTTAAACGCTGTAGCGCGGCGGCCGTACTGGCGCTGGCGCTGCTGCTGCCCGATTTTCATCTGCTGCGCACCTCGCAGGCGGGGCTGGCGCTGATTACCGATCTCGAAGGCTGCCGGCTGCGCCCCTACCAGTGCAGCGCGGGGGTCTGGACATCGGGGATTGGTCACACGGCGAAAGTTATCCCTGCGCGCGATATCAGCGAAAAAGAGGCCGCCGTCAACCTGGTCGCCGACGTGCTGCACGTTGAACGCCGCCTGGCGCAGTGCGTGCCGGTGGCGATGCCGCAACCGGTCTATGACGCGGTAGTCAGCTTCACCTTTAACGTCGGCAGCGGCGCGGCGTGCACCTCAACGCTTGCCTGGCACCTGCGCCAGAAGGCGTGGAAACAGGCCTGCGATCAGCTCCCGCGCTGGGTTTATGTTGATGGCGTGCGCAACCGCGGGCTGGAAAACCGCCGCCAGCGCGAGCGCGACTGGTGCCTGAAGGGGGTGAAATGAGCGCCCGCCTGGTGGTGATGGCAGCGCTACTGGCAACGCTGGCCGGGCTCTGGCTATTTGAGCAAAACCACGCTCTGCGTGCCTCTTTAGCCAATGCGCAGCAGCTGGCGCGGGAGCAGAACGCCACGCTGACGCGCCTTAAAACCGCCCTCAACGCCACCGCCGAACTGGCGGCGAAGAACCAGCAGGCGCAGGTCACGCTGCGCCAGCAACTCGATGCCGCCAGCGCGCAGGCGCTGCAACGAGAAAACGCGATTGCGAGGTTATTAAATGAGAACGAGGCTTTTCGCCACTGGTATCGCACTGAGTTACCTGATGCTGTGCGCCGGGTGCACCAACGCCCCGCCTGCCCCTCCGCCGCTCATTGTTTACAACAGCTGCCCGCAGGTCAGCCTCTGTCCGATGCCGGCAAGCGCGCCGCAAACTAACGGCGATTTGAGCGCCGATATCCGCCAGCTTGAGCACGCGCTGGTGCAGTGCGCGCTGCAAGTTGAAACCCTTAAACATTGCCAGGATGAGATCAATGCTAAAACCCAACTCTCTGCGCAGCGCCCTGATTAACGCCGTCCCGGCGCTGCACGACACCCCCTCGATGCTGCGCCTGTGGGTCGATAAAGGCAGCAATATCGCCACGCTCGCCAGCTCCCTGTCGTTTGAAAAACAGTTCAGCCTTAACGTCGCGATCACCGGTTTTGGCGGCGATATCGACACGCTGTTTGTGCCGGTGATGGCCTGGCTGCGCGATAACCAGCCCGACATTCTCTCCGTCGAAGCGGGGCAGAAAGGCGGCTTTAGCTGGACGCTGCTGACCAACGCCGACGGCACCCAGGATGTGACGATGGTGCTGCAACTGACCGAGCGCACCCAGGTGAAAGAGGTCAACGGCGCACTGATTGCCGAAACGCTGCCGGAGCCGCTGCCGCCGGCCTTTGTCACCCGTCCGAAAGAGCTCTATATCAACGGCGAGCTGGTGAGCCGCTGGCAGGCGTGATCGCCTGCACCCTACGCCACGGGCTGCGTTGTGCCAAAAGCCGGACAGCCTTGTTCAATTTTCAAAACCGGGGACGCATAGCATCATTTCGCTTATGAACAGACAACTTTCGCTTCACGAACTGGCCCGCCAGCTTCGCAATATGATCCGCACCGGAATTATCACTGAGGTCGACCTGAAAGCCGGGCGCTGCCGGGTGCAGACCGGCGGTATGGTGACCGACTGGCTGCAGTGGTTAACCCACCGCGCCGGGCGTTCGCGCAGCTGGTGGGCGCCCTCCGTCGATGAGCAGGTGTTATTGCTCGCCGTCGGCGGCGAGCTGGAGACCGCCTTCGTTATGCCGGGGATTTATGCCAACGATCATCCGGCACCCTCCGCCTCGGCGGACGCCTGGCACGTCACTTTTCCCGATGGCGCGGTGTTTGAATATGAACCGCAGACCAGCGCCCTGAAGGTGAGCGGGATTAAAACTGCCGATATCACCGCGTCCGAGTCGATTACCGCCAGCGTGCCGCAAGTGTTGGTGAAAGCCTCGACGCGCATCACCCTCGATACGCCGGAAGTGGTCTGCACCAATAAGCTGATCACCGCCACGCTGGAGGTGCAAAAAGGCGGCACGATGAGCGGCAATGTGACGCACAGCGGCGGCTCGCTCACCTCCAACGGCAAAGTGCTGCATAGCCACAAACACCCCGGCGACAGCGGCGGTACCACAGGAGCACCTTTATGACAGCACGTTATTTCGGCCTCGATCGCACCAGCGGGCGCAGCCTGACCGACGTCGACCATATTCGCCAGAGCATCAGCGATATTCTGCGCACGCCGGTGGGCTCGCGCGTGATGCGCCGCGATTACGGTTCGCTGCTGTTCGATATGCTCGATCAGCCGCAGACCCCGGCGCTGGCGCTGCAAATTCAGGTGGCCTGCTATATGGCGCTGCTGCAATGGGAGCCGCGCATAACCCTCAGCGCGGTGACGGCCGAACGTCAGTTCGACGGCAAGATGGTGGTCAATCTGACCGGTCAGCTTGCCAGCACCGGCGAGTCCCTCTCTTTAACCCTTCCCGTGAGTTGATACCATGCCGATTATCGATCTGAGCCAACTGCCCGCGCCCGATGTTGTCGAGGCGCTGGATTATGAGCGCATCCTGGATGAGCGCAAAACCACCCTTGTTTCACTCTTTCCCGCCGACCAGCAGGAGGCCATCGCCCGTACGCTGGCGCTGGAGTCCGAGCCGCTGACTAAGTTTCTCGAAGAGAATGCTTACCGCGAAGTGGTCTGGCGCCAGCGCGTCAACGAAGCGGCCCGCGCGGTGATGCTGGCGTATGCCTCCCGCAGCGATCTTGACGCCGTCGCGGCGAACAGCAATACCGCGCGGCTGGTGATCGCCCCTGCTGATGAGAGCACTATCCCGCCCACGCCAGCGGTAATGGAGTCCGACACCGATTTACGCCTGCGCGCGCAGCAGGCTTTTGAAGGGCTAAGCGTGGCCGGGCCAGTGGGCGCTTATGAGTATCATGGCCGCAGCGCCGATGGTCGCGTAGCGGATATCTCTGCCGTCAGTCCGACACCCGCCTGCGTCACCATCTCTGTGCTCTCCCGCGAAGGCGACGGGACCGCCAGCGCTGAACTGCTGGCGATTATCGATAAAGCGCTTAACGCAGAGGATGTGCGCCCGGTGGGCGATCGCGTAACGGTACAGAGCGCGAAGATTGTGCCCTACCAGATTGATGCCACGCTTTTTCTCTATCCCGGGCCTGAATCGGAGCCGATTCGCCAGGCGGCTGAGCAGAAGCTGAAAGCCTACATCACCGCCCAGCGCCGACTGGGGCGCGATATTCGCCTGTCGGCTATTTACGCCGCGCTCCATGTTGAGGGCGTGCAGCGGGTGGTGTTGAACGCACCGCAGCAAGATATCGTGCTCGATCAGAGCCAGGCCTCCTGGTGTACGGCGTGGAAAATCACCACCGGAGGTACCGATGAGTGACGACCGTCTGTTGCCTGTTGGCTCATCGGTTCTTGAGGTGGCGACAGCACACGCGGCGGCGCAGATTGAACGCGTACCGGTGCCGCTGCGCACGCTGTGGGATCCGCTAACCTGCCCGGCCGAGCTGCTGCCCTATCTCGCCTGGGCACTCTCTGTTGACCGCTGGGATTTTAACTGGCCAGAAGCGACCAAACGTAAGGTGATCGCCTCCTCCTTTTTCGTCCATCAACATAAAGGGACGCGCAGCGCCATTCACCGGGTGGTTGAGCCGCTTGGCTTCCTGATTGAGCTGCGCGAGTGGTGGCAGGATAACGCCGAACCCGGCACTTTCCGGCTGGTGATTGGCGTTCAGGAGAACGGCATTACCGAGGAGACGTACCAGGAGCTGGAGCGGCTGATTAATGATGCCAAACCGGCAAGCCGCCATTTGACGGAGCTGAATATCAGCCTCAGCAGCCAGGGCGAGTGCTACGTTGGCGCGGCCTGCTACCTTGGCGAAGAGCTGACGGTCTACCCTTACAGCCCGGAAGAGATTGTGGTCGGCGGCGAAAGCTATGCGGCATCGGCGATCCACCTGATTGATAGCCTCACTATCACGGTTTAACCCTCCCCCTTCGGGCTACGGCCCGTTTTTTTTGCCTGCCCTGTTGTGTGAGTTCGCAACCAACGCCCCTTGATGGCGTTTGCCTGCGGCTGAACGGAAAATATCACCATCGTTCACTTCTCAACAAACAACCTGAGAGCGTATGCATGACCGCAAAATATTTCGCTATTTTGACTAACCTGGGGGCGGCGAAGCTTGCCAACGCCGCCGCGCTGGGCACGCAAATCAACCTGACGCAGATGGCCGTCGGCGATGCCAATGGCCAATTGCCCACACCCGATCCAGCGCAGACCCAACTGATTAACCAGAAGCGTATCGCGCCGCTAAACCGGCTCTCGATTGACCCGAAAAATAGCAGCCAGATTATTGCCGAGCAGGTGATTCCGGAAACCGAAGGTGGCTTCTGGATCCGTGAAATTGGCCTCTATGACGATGCTGGCGTGCTGGTTGCGGTAGCGAACTGCCCGGAAACCTATAAACCGCAGTTGCAGGAGGGTAGCGGACGTACGCAGACCATCCGGATGGTGGTGGTCGTCTCCTCAACGGCGGCGGTGACGCTGAAAATCGACCCGTCGGTAGTGCTGGCTACCCGCCAGTATGCTGATGACCTGCTGAGTAATCACCTCAAGGCCGCCAACCCACATCCGCAATATGCGCCACTCGCCAGCCCGATTTTTACCGGCATCCCGACGGCTCCGGACGCGCTGGTGAGTAATTACGGCCAGCAAATTGCCAATACCAAATATGTGCGTGATGTGGTGGCGAATGATGCCTACATTCTGCCGGTCGGTGTGCCGGTCGCCTGGCCGCAGGTAGAGCCGCCATCAGGCTGGTTCGTCTGTAATGGCTCCACGTTCGATAAGACAAAATATCCGCGCCTGGCGGCAGCTTACCCGGCGGGTTTACTGCCGGACCTGCGCGGGGAGTTTATTCGCGGCTGGGATGCAGGGCGTGGTGTAGATCCTGCACGTGCATTGCTAAGCTGGCAGAAAGGGACCATTCATATCAACGATCCCTCACTCAGCTCGGTAAACCTGGCAAGCCCGATTCATGCCAATGACAATGTAGCCACTGCCAAGAGTGACTTCGGGTTAGACCCTGTGATGAAAAGCGATTATGCAAATGTGATGAATGCATTTTTTGTCACCCCTGATGCCGCCGCTGATATGAATGCCGGTGGGTTTGCCGAAGGCTATGGCAGCACCCGCCCACGCAACATTGCCTTTAACTTCATCGTGAGAGCCGCATAATGACAACTGCAATTTTGAACGAAAACCACTTAGCCAGCCAGGCAGGGACTGTCACCGTCTATAACTTTGACGGGGGAAGCCGCGAATATCTCGGCAGCACCGTCGAGTATATTGCTGTAGGCGTCGGTATTCCGGCGAACTCGGCGCTTGATGAGCCTTTAGCGGCGAAACCGGGTTTTGCGGTACGTCGCAACGCGTCACTGGATGGCTGGGAGTATGCCCCCGACTACCGCGGCAGCGACGTGTATGAGAAAACCACCGGGGAGAAAAGGACGCTGACGCTGCTGGGGGACTATCCGGATGATGTTACCCCGCTTGCTCCCGCTACGCCGTATGACGTCTGGAACGGCAGCGCCTGGGTAACGGATGAGGCCGCACAACATGTGGCGCAAATCGCACAGGCAGAGCAGACCAGGGCCCGTCTGCTCAACAAGGCGAAAAATACCATCAGCCTGTGGCAGACCGAACTGCAACTCGGCATCATCAGCGATGATGATAAAGCGCAGCTTATCGTCTGGATGCGTTACATTCAGGCGCTGCAGAAGGTCGATACGAAGACTGCGCCCGATATCGACTGGCCTGAACAGCCGCAATAAAAGATGACGGGCTGCGGCCCGTTTTGCCGGGTGGCACTGCGTTTACCCGGCCTACAACATCCCCAGGCCTGATAAGGCGACGTCGCCATCAGGCCTTTTCCGTCGGGTTGTCCCGCCTGGCAGCCAACCGCATTCGATAGCCTCTTTCCCAAACCGCCCACGACAATAGCGTTTACTCAATCGCAAACCTGAGAGTGAACGCCTGACTATGAAATATTTTGCCATTCTGACTAACCAGGGTGCCGCGAAGCTTGCCAACGCTACCGCGCTCGGCACGCAGCTGAAGCTGACCCATATGGCCACCGGCGACGGTAACGGCAGTCTGCCTACCCCCGATCCTGCACAAACGAAGCTGGTTAACCAGAAACGTATTGCGCCACTGAATATGCTCTTCGTCGACCCTGGTGACGCGAACCAGATTATCGCCGAACAGGTCATTCCGGAGAATGAAGGCGGTTTCTGGATCCGTGAAATCGGCCTTTATGACGCCGATGGCACGCTGATTGCCGTTGCAAACTGCCCGGAGACCTACAAACCGCTTCTGCTGGAGGGCAGCGCCCGCACGCAAACCCTGCGTATGGCGCTGGTGGTCTCCGCAACCTCGGCGGTAAGCCTGAAAATTGATCCGGCGGTGGTGCTGGCGACGCGCAAGTATGTCGACGACAAGGTTATTGAGGTAAAAGCCTACACCGATAACCAGATGAAAGAGCATATTGATGCGGCAAATCCGCACAAGCAGTATGCCCCCCTTGCCAGCCCGACTTTTAGCGGTGCGCCGAAGGCACCTACTCCGACAGCAGGCAACAGTACTATGCAAATCGCTACCACAGCGTTTGTTCAGACAGCTATTACTGCGCTGGTTAATGGTGCTCCTGCCACACTGGATACTCTCAAAGAGATCGCTGCGGCTATTAATAACGATCCCAATTTCAGCACCACAATAAATAGCGAACTGGCAGGCAAGCAACCTCTCGATGCGGCTTTAACCGCAATTGCCGCTCTCGCAACCAGCGCTAACAAACTTCCCTATTTCTCCGGTGTTGATACCGTCATGCTGACCGACCTCACTGCGGTGGGGCGAGAACTGATTGCAAAGGGAGCCGTAACAGATATTCGTGCGTACCTGGGTCTTGGAAGTCTGGCAATTAAAAACAGCCTCACGGCAGCAGAGGTGGGAGCTGTGTCAAAGGCCGGCGATGTGATGTCGGGAAGATTAGCTATTAACGCTGATGGTGAAGCTGTTGCAATAAAGGGAACCGTCAACGAGGCTGCCAGTTACGTTATTTCACGGGACGCGTCAAATGTGAATCAATGGTATGTCGGCAAGGGCAGCAATGATTCCAACGACGTAGCCTTCTACAACTATAAAGGTGAAAACAGACTATTCCTTTCTGAAACTGGCGCAGTATTCCTGTCACCGAAAACAGGCCAGCAGCTCAATTTAGGCGGAAGTCAGACCAATATTTCAGGCATGGTTATTCCTTCAGACTATGCGAACTTTGATTCGCGCTATCCGTTAAAAAATGCAGCCTCGAAAGCGGTCAATGGCTGGTTTAAAGACGCCAGCACAGGATTGATTTATCAATGGGGAACCACTGATGCTGTCTATGACGACACGCTGAAAACCATCACGTTCCCGATTGCATTTCCTTCTGCATGCGTGGCTTTTTTGCCAACGCTGAAACGAAGCACGACAACATCGAACCCATTGGGGATGCTCTCTGTATGGGGACAGGCGATGAGTAATGCTTCTGCTAACCTGGTCTTTCAGTCAAATGACGGAACCTCTGATGCCCGTACGGGCCTGATTACTTACTGGGCGGTAGGATATTAATATGATCTATTTTTACAGTGCCAAAAATAATGCTTTCTATCCGCAAGAATTAAAAGAGGCGTATCAACGCGCCGACACATGGCCTGACGACCTGGTTGAAATTACGGAGGAGGAGTATCAGCCTATTATCCTGGCGCAATCGTTCGGAAAAGTGATAGCCGCAGACAATAACGGCTTCCCCGTACTGAAAGAGCCGGTGATTAACTGGCAGGGAAAAGCGAAGTCAGATCTTAAGAATCGGATTTTGGACGTTAACAACATTGTTAGTGACTGGAAAGCGGAACTGCAGCTCGGCACCCTCAGTGAAGAGAATAAGGCGAAGCTTATAAGCTGGCTGGAGTATGCCAATAAACTGAAAGCGCTTGATGTTGGTGATGTGACGACTGAGGATGATTACAAAAATATCGACTGGCCGGCAAAGCCAGCGTAAATCAAACGGGCTGCGGCCCGTTTTTTTAATTTCCGCTGTTGTATCAGCCGCTCTCCAACCCGGACAAATAGCGCGCCGCGCCGCCACACTCGAAAATAGCACTCACCCCAACACCACGGAGTTAAACGGATGAGTGATTACCATCATGGCGTTCAGGTCGTCGAAATCAACGATGGCACGCGCGTCATTTCCACAGTCTCAACGGCCATTGTCGGCATGGTTTGTACCGCCAGCGATGCAGACGCAGGGATGTTCCCTCTTAATGAACCGGTTCTGATCACTAACGTGCAGAGCGCGATCGCCAAAGCGGGCAAGCAAGGCACACTGGCGGCGTCGCTGCAGGCGATTGCTGACCAGGCGAAACCGGTGATCGTTGTTGTTCGCGTTGCTGAAGGCAGCGGTGAGGATGCGCAGGCGCAAACCCTCTCCAATATCATCGGCACCACCGACGAAAACGGTAAATATACCGGCCTGAAAGCGCTGCTGACCGCTGAAGCGGTGACCGGCGTGAAACCGCGCATTCTTGGCGTACCGGGTCTTGATAGCCTCGAAGTCGCTACCGCGCTGGCACCGATTTGCCAGAAGCTGCGCGCCTTCGGTTATGTCAGCGCCTGGGGCTGCAAAACCATTTCTGAAGCGATCAAGTATCGCGAAAACTTCAGCCAGCGCGAACTGATGGTCATTTGGCCCGATTTCCTCGCCTGGAACACCGCCAGCAACAGCTCTGCCGTGGCCTACTCAACGGCTCGTGCGCTGGGTCTGCGTGCGGCGATCGACCAGTCCGCCGGCTGGCATAAAACCCTCTCCAATGTCGGCGTCAATGGCGTTACCGGCATCAGCACCCCGGTGTTCTGGGATCTGCAGGAGTCGGGCACCGATGCCGATCTGCTGAACGAAGCGGGCATTACCACGCTGATTCGCAAAGATGGCTTCCGTTTCTGGGGCAACCGCACCTGCTCCGACGATCCGCTGTTCCTGTTTGAAAACTACACCCGTACCGCGCAGGTGATTGCCGACACCATGGCTGATGCGCATATGTGGGCGGTGGACAAACCGATCACCGCATCGCTGATTCGCGACATCATCGACGGTATCAATGCCAAATTCCGCGAACTGAAAAGCAATGGCTACATCATCGATGCCACCTGCTGGTTCGATGAAGAGGCTAACGACGCCGCATCGCTGAAGGCGGGCAAGCTCTATATCGATTACGACTATACGCCGGTACCGCCTCTGGAAAACCTGACCCTGCGCCAGCGCATCACGGATAAGTACCTGGCGAACCTGGTCTCCTCAGTTAACAGCAAGTAAGGAACAGATAGATGGCAATGCCGCGAAAACTTAAATATATGAACGTGTTCCTCAATGGCTTTAGCTATCAGGGGATCGCCAAATCCATCACGCTGCCGAAGCTGACCCGCAAGCTGGAGAACTACCGTGGCGCAGGCATGAACGGCGTAGCACCAATTGATATGGGTCTTGATGACGAAGCCCTGTCAATGGAGTGGTCGCTGGGCGGTTTCCCGGATGCGGCCATCTGGGAACTCTATGGCGCTACCACCGCGGATGCAGTTCCGATTCGCTTTGCTGGCTCCTACCAGCGTGACGACACTGGCGAAACGGTTGCCGTTGAAGTGGTGATGCGTGGTCGTCAGAAAGAGATCGACACCGGCGAGAACAAGCCGGGCGAAGATACCGAGTCCAAAATCTCCGTGGTCTGCAGCTACTTCAAGCTGACGATGGATGGCAAGGAGCTGGTAGAAATCGACACCGTCAACATGGTGGAGAAAGTGAACGGCGTCGATCGCCTTGAGCAGCACCGCCGTAACATCGGCCTGTAATAACCACCCGGTCAGCCTGCTGACCGGGTACCTTTTCCCGCGAAGAAGAGAGTGAGGATGCCATGAGCAACGAAACTGACAACGTGATTACCCTGGAAACGCCGATTAAGCGCGGTGAGCAGCTGATTAACAGCGTGACGCTGATGAAACCCAATGCTGGCACGCTGCGCGGATTAAGCCTGGCGTCGGTGGCGAACGCCGATGTCGACGCGCTGATTAAAGTGCTGCCGCGCATCACCTCCCCGTCGCTGACGGAGCAGGAAGTGGGTGCCCTCGACTTAGTCGATATGGTGGCGCTGGCGGGCAAGGTGGTCGGTTTTTTGTCACCGGCTTCGGCACAGTAACTTTTCCGGCCACTCTGTCGGTTGACGATCTGATGGCGGATATCGCGGTGATCTTTCACTGGCCGCCGTCAGAACTCTATCCCCTGAGCCTGACAGAACTCATCACCTGGCGCGAGAAAGCGCTACAGCGAAGCGGAAACAGATATGAGTAACAGCGCAAAATTAGAGGAATTGCTCACGGCTGTTGATCAGGCGACGCGCCCGTTTCAATCGTTGCAGACAGAGAGTCTCTCTCTGTCTGGCAGCGTGAAAGGAACGGAGAAAAACCTGCGCGGCTTATACGGTCAGCTTGCGCAGGTCGACGACATCATGCGCGCGGAAAAAGCCCTTGCCTCCGTCAATGCGCAGCTGAATGCCATAAAACAGAACAGGCAAAATGTCGCCAACGGCACGGCAGCACCAGCGATTCCCGATCCCTGGAGTGCTCAACCGAAGTCGGAGAAAGCGCTCAAAAAGGAACGACTTACCCTGCGCAGAACGATCAAAGCTAATAAGACCTCCCTGAAGACAGCCGGTATTGAGGCGAGCACGCCTTTATCCGCGCGGCTCCAGCTGAGGAGTCGTATCAGCGATGAGTCGGCACAGCTGATCACCCAACGCCAGGCACTCAAGCAGCAGCAGGATCAGAAGCGCCAGCAGCGCGCGGCAAAAATCCAGGCCGTGCAGCAGCGCCTTCTGGGTGCGGGCGAAAAGGTCTCCGCCATTGGCGAGAGAGGCAAGTCGATTGCCACCACCGGCTTTGAACTTGGCAAAAAAATTATGCAGCCGGGCTATGAAGCCTCGCTGAAAAACAGCCCGCTTGCGCCTGCGACAGCGTCTGATAACGCAGAATCAGATGTGCAGAACAGTCCCCCCGCCACCGGAACAGCGGTTGCTACGCTGCAAAATGGCTCGGGAACAGCCGTTGCTGCCCTGCAAAACAGTGCCGGTGCCTCGGGAACGGCGGTCGCAGCACTGCAAAATAGCGCTGCCGGCCCGGCTGCGGCGATGCAGGGCAGTGTCGGCAACCTGGGTAGCGATCTCGAAGCCCTACAGGCGGCGTATCAGTCGCTGAGCGTTGATATTTTCAGTACCCAGGAGTCATCCCTGCGATCGCTGGTGCAGACAGCGACCCACTACGTCGGGAAGCTGCAAGAGTGGGTGCAAAATAATCAGGGCCTGGTGCAGAGTTTTGGGCTTATCGCCACGGTCGTGGTGGGCATCGCGGGTGCCGTCGGCACCGTAGCGGGCGTTATCGCGCCGGTGTTCACCGGCATCAGCACGCTTATCACCATCGCGACGACGCTCGGCAGCGTATTTACCACTATTTTCGGCGGCATAGCAGCCGTGATTGGCTCACTCACGCTACCGATTGTCGCCATTATTGCCGGCATCGCCGCAGCTGCGCTGCTGATATATAAGTACTGGGAGCCGGTTAGCGCCTTCTTTGGCGGCGTCATTGAAGGCATCAAAATGGCGTTTGCCCCCATCGCCGAGTTGTTTACACCGTTCCAGCCGCTTTTCGAAGGTATCGGCCAGGTGATAAGTAACATTGCCGGGTGGTTCGGCGATCTGCTCACCCCCGTCAAATCCAGCCAACAAACCCTTGAGAGCTTCGGTAACGCCGGAAAGATTTTCGGTCAACTGCTGGTTGAGGCACTGACAATGCCTTTCAAACCGCTAAAACTGCTGATCGAGGGGGTGACGTGGTTGCTGGATAAGCTCGGCGTTATTAACAAACAGTCGGCTGATGCCAGCTCCGATAAGCAGAATCAACCTGCTACTGGCGGCGCGGCGTTCGGCATGGTGCAACCTCCTCGCTTAGAGAACTATCAGGCGGCGCGCCCGGCGGCCGGCGGCTCCTATGTCGATCAAAGCAAGAGCGAATACAACATCACTCTGCAGGGAGATATGTCACCCGGCGGCGATGGCACGCGCCACTTAAGAGATCTGCTGGCACAGCACGAGCAGGAGAAACGCACTAACTCCCTTTCACAATTCAGCGCGGCAGGAGGATACGCCTCATGATGCTGGCACTTGGGCTTTTTGTATTTATGCGGCAGACGCTGCCCTATCAAACCATGCAACGCGATAGCACCTTCAGATGGCCCAGCAACGCGCGCATGGGTAAACGCAACGCGTTTCAGTACACCGGGCCGGAAAACGACACCATCACTATCAGTGGCGAACTCTTCCCGGAGATTACCGGCGGCACGCTGTCACTTTCGGCGGTACGGCTGATGGCGGAACAGGGCAAAGCCTGGCCGTTGATTGATGGTACGGGCATGATTTATGGGATGTTTGTGATTAATAGCGTCAGCGAAACCGGCACTCTTTTTTACCCGGACGGTTCGCCGCGCAAAATCAACTTCACGTTGAAGCTGACCCGCGTCGATGAGTCGCTGAAAGCGATGTTTGGCGACATTTATGACCAGGGTAAGCAGCTGGCGACCGACATGCTGGAGAGGTTCTGATGCTTAATGCATTCACAAACGGCTTAGCACGGGTACGAACGCCGGCATTTTCGCTAAAACTCGGGGAAAAGGATATTACGGGCAATATTCAGTCCCGGCTGATATCTCTGATAGTCACCGATAACCGGGGATTTGAAGCCGATATGCTGACGCTGACGCTCGATGATGCTGACGGGCAAATCGAGATGCCGGAGCGGAGCACTATTATTACGCTGGCCATCGGCTGGCAGGGTGCTGCGCTGACTGAAATGGGCACCTTTATCGTCGACCAGGTCAGCCATAAAGGGGCGCCGGATCAGGTTAGCGTTACCGCCAAAAGCGCGGATTTTCGCGGTAGCCTGAACAGCCAAAAGTCTGGCTCCTGGCATGATACGACGCTCGGTGCCATCGTTGAGGAGATTGCGAAGCGTAATAAGCTGGAGACCAGCCTGCCACCTGCGCTGTCGGAAATTAAGATTGCGCATATCGATCAGTCGAAAGAGTCCGACGCAGATTTTCTGACGCGCCTGGCGCGGCGTAACGGTGCAGAGATCGCCGTCAAATCGGGGAAATTATTCTTCATCGTTCCGGGTATGTGCATGGTGGGGGGCAAAACGATGCCCTCCGCCACAATAGCCCGTAGCGATGGCGACAGCCATGATTTCTCGGTTGCCGATCGCATCAACTACTCTGGCGTCACGGCTTACTGGCAAGATACCGCCACGCCCAAAAACCAGAACACGGTTCAATTGCAGAGAAAATCAGCGCAACAGAAGGTCACGCCCATTTCCCATCCGCAGGCGGTCAGCAGCGCCACAGCCTCAAAAGAGAAAACAGAGTCGACAAGCTACACGGCCGGTGCGGACGATAATGTTCTGGTTCTTACAACGACTTTCGCAAACAAAGAAGAGGCAATACGGGCGGCTCAGGCAGAATGGAGTGCTATTCAGCGTTATGGCGCACAATTTTCCCTTACGCTTGCGTTCGGTCGGGCAGATCTGCGGCCCGAAATGCCGGTCATCGTTACTGGCTTTAAAAAAGCGATCGACGATACGTTCTGGGTGATCAAAAAAGTGACCCATACCATGAACACTCAGGGTTTTATCAGCAAAGTGGAACTGGAGGTTAACATCCAGAACACCACAGTTGAAATCGTGTAAAAGGGCAAAAACAACTTATAACTTGCATTTGCAAGCTTAAGGGTTATCATAACTGGCATAAACACGAAGGAGATCCCACTATGATGCATTGCCCGGTATGCCAGCAGGCGGCGCATGCGCGCTCCAGCCGCTACCTCAGTACCGAAACCAAAGAGCGTTATCACCAGTGTCAGAACGTTGAGTGTGGTTGTACATTTGTCACCCATGAATCGCTGGCACGCTATATTGTCCGGCCTGCGCTAGCGCCCACCGCTTCGCCTGCCAGCCTGCGCTAA